CCGCAGTTGTTGGAGTGGAACCAGATTTAATTAATAGTTCTCCTCCTGATTGTGTTAAGCTACCAAAAGTAGTTCCATCATCTTTTAATGTAACATCAGCACCATCTGCATCCAGTATGATATCACCGGATGAATCCAATGTAATATCCGTTCCGTCATTTGTTATTGTATCTAGGGCAATGCTTCCAATATTTGTAATATTAGAATCACTGAAGTCCAAAGTTCCTGTTACATCAAAATTTCCACCTACGCTTAAATTTCCAGTTGTTGTAAGATTATCATTAATGGTTACTTCAGAAGTTGTATGTCCAATTGAAATTGGTACACTAGATGTCGCAGTACCTATGGTAATACCATTGGATGTATTAGAATTATCTATGTTTAATGATGTTGATGCATCCAGTGAAATGGTCGTGCCGTCAACAGCTAGTGTTCCGTCAATATCCGTGTTATCTAAATTAGCTGTGCCGTCAACATCTATATCACCTGCGAGGTCAATTCCTGCCGCACCTGCTAAGACTAAATCATCTGTTGAAGTATCCCATAACATATAGGCACTTGCCGTATCACCAAAAAACTTTACATCATATCCTGCATCATCAACTCCAACTGTAAGTGTTCCTAATTGTACAACACCATCTGCTGAAGTATCCCACAGCCAGTATCTACTAGCTGTATCACCAAAAAACTTTACATCATGTCCTGCACCATCCACACCAACATTAATGACATCAGTGAATTTAAATAAATCCTCATCCTCCATCCATGTTAGTACACCATTATTATCTTCTCCATCAAATGTTAATGTAATATCTGTTCCTGCCGTGCCATCACCTATAGTTAATGATGTTCCAAGTAGTTTAGTTACTGGCCCACCTTCAGCAGCAGTTCCATCGTGACTATGACCTGTACTAACAGCAAATGCCGCTAATAACTGGTCAAATTCATTATTTAAATCGGATGCCTCAATGACACCTCCATCAACGATACCTGCCGAACTTTGTCTAGTATATGTTGAACCCATTTATCTTCTTCCTCCCGGTGTAAATTCCATTTGAAATCCTTTTATTGTCCAAGGATTGTTTGTACTTGTATCCGTAATTTTTAATGCCACAGCAAAGCCAGAACCTTCCACTGTTTTTCTTGTAATTGGTAAATCGCCTAAACCATATACTGCTGTTCCAAATTGTCCACTTCCAAATATTGCACCGCTACCTGATGTTTCCAATGTAATGACATCCGGTTGAGGTGTTTCACCATCATCATAATTATATTTAACATACATATTTGCACTAACTTCACCTTCTGGTTTCCAGTTTAAGTTAATGCGTTGCATATTTTTTCTAATTCCGGGGTCACCCATTGTTAAGTCTGGCGACCTGAAAGTAGAATCTATACTTTCTGTTCCTCCTGAACGTGTCCAAACATTACCATCATCCTGCTTATAAATATATCCGTCATATCCACCAGAAATAGTTATTTCAGAATTACTAATTAAATCAGAATCACAGCATGAAACTTTTAATCCTTTTATATCTGAATATTCAAATCCCATTTGCTGTGTATTGGGATTGGATTTAATTACGGCAATTATTCCTCTTGAGCTACTTTCTCCTCCTGTAGTTTTAGGATAAAATAGACGATATTGAGATTTATTACCTATTACCAATGATGTTACGTTATCATAACCAATATCATTTATTCTATCTTGTACCTGTTTTGATACAGTTCCTAACTCTATATCACCAATTCTTGCTGTTCCTGCAATAGTACGAATACCATCTGCCGCCAAAAATATAAGGTCACCACCCAATTCTTGAATGGAATGATGAGCAATTGTACCAATTCCTTTTGCAACTTCTGCTAATGCAAAGTTACTAGTACTTGTTCCTGTTATTTTAAAAATTGCTGTTTTGCAAAATATAAATAATTCATCACGAAATACCTTTAATCCCGTAATAACATCACCAACAATAATTGTTCCGCCACCAGTATCAAAATCATCTTCTGTATAAGGCCCTGAATAATGCACTGTTGACGTGGCATCAGACATTCCCGCATAAAACATATGGTGTGCAAATTGCTTTACATACTTTGGATTGGTAGGTGCCGTACCTCCACCAGTAGCATTTATAATATCTTCTGTATAACTTGTATTTAATGTAAATGCTGCTGCTGAACCTGTTGCAATAATTATCTTATCATTACCATCAAAATTAAACTTGTCAAAATCGTAGGTATATGTAGTACCTTTACTTGTGGCTCGTGATGTCCAACTTCCTGAAGTAGTACCACTGTAAACAGTACCACCCCGTGCCGCTATAACTATATCATTAAAAATAGCTGATAAATTTATTCTTTCAGTTGAAGAAGATACTTGTGGTACTATAGTGGTATTAAATTTTGTTGTACCATTTATTCGCCTATATCCCCCCGCAACGGAAGGTTCAAAGTTTGATAATTGCAATGCTTCACCCGGATGCATTGTAAATACATCCTTATTTAAAGTTAAACCACCCGCACAACTTGCTGTAAACGGTGATATTTGCGAAGTATCTGGCATTAGTTAACTCTTGTATCTCTCATATATGTTTTAGTATTTATGTATTCTGAACGTAAATATTGTAATTGATTATCATATTCCTTAACAGCCATTGCTGCAGCTTGCGGGTCAGAACGTAATACATAAGCATAATATTTTGCTTTTGTTATAATAACATCCTTAAACCTATCATCTAAATCCATAGTATCCCCATGTGCAGATAAATCTGTATGCACCTGCCAATATTCATATTGAATTGTATAAGTATCTTGATTTGGTACTGGACTTAATCCAAATTTTTTATCTTGTGTATGATATACATAGTCGGGAGTACCTTGAGATGATGATGTGTTTGATAAATCTGTTTCTAAATATCTATTTTGCCAATCATCATAGGTTATATATTTTAATTTTTTAATGCCTATATTTTCTGATATTCTTACATAATCAATATCTAATTGTACTCCAGATGCCGTTTCAAAGAAAATATATGATGTTTGTGCTGTAGCATCAAATGTTGTATCTAAAGTGGCACCATCCCCAATATTGGTTACAGATTTTGTTGTACTTAAATATTCTCCGCCACTTGCTGTAGTTCCTACTTTTATTGCTACAGTACTCGTTGAACTGGACGGACTCATAACTCTAACTTGTAATCTATATGTTTTATTTTTTACTGTTGAAATAGATTGATATGCTGCTGCATCATTTAAATTCAATCTGCCATTGCCACTGCTAGCATACGAAGGAGTTCCATCACCCGTAGTCCATCCGGTTATATTGGAAGTAAATTCACCATTTGTTACTAATTCTTTAGGAACCAGACGAAATGTATCCCAATCCATTTTTCTGTACGCTTTATCCGTGCTTTGTGGTGACGCAGATGATGGTAAATTATACGTTCTTTGTCCTGCATATGTATCTTGTGTAGTGGATAAATATAAATCCGGAACTTCTGACAGTGAATTATACACCTCATGCATAGCTTTAAGCACGAATTTTTTTACAGATGTTTGAATACCTCTACTACTTGAAAAAGTAGTGGAAGTCAACTCTGGTTCATTTAATTCATTTAAAACATTATTTGTTAATACTAAATACGTAGTTGCCATTATGCCCCTGTTTTATTTAATCCCTTTATAATAAAACTTTTAAATTCTATACAATGAAAATCCATTAATGTTAGTAATTTATATTGTTCCGATTTATTATTATATGTTTCCATTAATTCATATTTTGCTACTTGACATTCCTCTTCATTTGGATATATAATTCCATTATATTTAATTGAAGAAGAATTTGGTACAGATATTAATATTAATAAAAACCATATTTTAATCATTCTATTTATGTGGGGTTGTTACACCCCACTTTTTTTAATTTATTTTAATTTGTTTTGGTTGCTTTTCTTTTGGTAAATCTTGCACCAATAGTATATTAAGCATACCATCTTTTAATTTAGCATCTTTAACATTCATATATTCAGA